TTGTTTGATGTTCCTTATCTGGTGCATCGCATCAATCGTGTTCTAGGCGAAGAGTCGGCCAATCGTCTCAGTCCCTGGAAGAAATTGCGTCGTCGTGAAATTCAAATGAATGACGAAATTGTCGTAGCCTATGACATACTGGGGCTGAGTCAGCTAGACTATCTGGATCTCTACAAGAAGTTTACCTACAACAAGCCCGAGAGCTATAAACTGGACTATATCTGTAAACTGGAGCTGGGTGCTGGCAAGCTGGAAAATCCTCATGATACCTTCAAGGACTTCTATACCCTGGACTGGAACTTGTTTGTAGAATATAACTGCATAGACGTACAGCGAGTCAATGAGCTGGAAGAAAAGATGAAGCTCATTGAGCTGGCCCTGACCATGGCCTACGACGCCAAGTGTAATTTTGCTGATGTGTATAGCGCGGTGCGCACCTGGGATTGTATTCTCTATAATCATTGCTGGGATCAGAACATTGTAGTGCATCCCCGCGACAATAGTCGACCAGACCGTAGCATTGTTGGTGCCTTTGTACAAGACCCTAGACCAGGTCAATATGACTGGGTGGTGAGTTTTGATGCCACATCACTATATCCGTCGATCATCATGCAGTACAACATGAGCCCAGAAACTCTGATGCCCGAGGCGCATGATCTGGCCGAACCCATCAATCCTGATGCCATGCCCGATAAGGTAGATCGTCTGCTGGCGCGGCAGGTTCAGAACATTGAACACTGTATGAGTGCCAATGGCTATTACTTTCGCACCGACAAGCTGGGATTGTTTCCTGAAATTGTGGCCAAGCTGTTCAAGGATCGTCAGGACTATAAAAAGCTGATGCTGGCAGCACAGCAAAAATATGAAGAGACCAAGGATCGTCGATACCAGAATGAGATCAGCAAGTACAATAACTTCCAGATGGCTCGCAAGATTCAGCTCAACAGTCTCTATGGCGCCTGGGCCAACTATTACTTCCGATACTTTGATGATCGCATCGCCGAAGGTATTACACTGACTGGCCAGTATATCATTCGCACTGTTGGCCGTGCGCTGGACGAATATCTAAACAAGGTATGCGGCACCAAAGATGTAGTATACAGCTTCTACTCCGACACCGACAGCTGCTACATTACCCTGGATCCACTGGTCAAGAAGTTCTATGCCGACAAGACTCAGGATGAGATTGTAAAAATCCTGGATACAATCTGTGAAGAAAAGATTACCAAGGCCATCAATCGTGCCTGTGGACTGCTGGCTGAATATACCAATGCCTATGATCAGAAGATTTGGTTCAAGCGCGAAGCCATAGCCACACGCGGCATCTGGGTGGCCAAGAAACGCTATGCACTCAATGTGCTGAACAACGAAGGAGTGCAGTATGCAGAACCGAAACTCAAGGTCATGGGTCTTGAGATCGTTAGATCGTCAACTCCAGAAGCAATTCGCCGCCTACTCAAGGAAGCGGTATCGGTGGCCATTGCTAAAGATGAGGCCGCACTACAGGATTTCATACTTCAGAGTCGTAAAAAATATGACCAACTCTCGCCCGAAGAGATTGCGTTCCCTCGTGGAGTAAACAATCTGGCTAAATACACCAGCCGCAGCGACATCTATGCCAAGGGCACTCCCATGCATGTGCGCGGTGCTCTGCTATACAATCATTACATCAATGAGCGCAATCTGGGTCATAAGTATCAGGCCATACAAGAAGGTGAGAAGATCAAATTCATTTATTTGCGCACACCCAATTCCATCAAAGAAAACTGCATAGCCTTTATCGGTGAATTGCCTGCTGAATTGGCATTGACTTCTTTTGTAGACTATGATACAATGTGGCAGAAGAGTTTTATAGAACCATTGAATGGCATCATTGAAAGTCTGGGTTGGAATACCAGTCCGCAGGCAACATTGGAGGATTTATTCGCATGATGAAACCCAAGATATATCCATTGCTGGAACGCTGTGTAGAAGACGGCATCAGCTATGGCTGGAATCGCGCACACAAACACACCGACACACCCGACGAGGTCTGGATCAGAGAACAGATTCACCAAGCAGTGATGAATGAACTTTGTGAATGGTTTGACTTTGATGAATTTAAACAAGGAGAAAGATATGAAGATTGGAAACTTTGAACTTACACATCGCAACGTTAGCTTTGTCAAAAGCGGCCTGCGCATTGTAGCCGGCATTGTGTTCATTGGCGGTGGCTTGGCGCTGGGCGGCTTGCTGTTAATCTTGGCCGAGGTACTGGGCGTTGCCGAGGAGGTAGTTGAACAATGAGCAAGTTACTGGAAAGACTGCAGAAAAACAGCACCATCAAAGATACCGAGGTGTTGAATCGCAGCAAATTCTTCAATGCCAAGGATATGATCCAGACACCAGTGCCCATGATCAATGTGGCACTGAGTGGTAAGTTGGACGGCGGTCTTACTCCAGGACTTACTGTGTTTGCTGGTCCGTCCAAGCATTTTAAAACTGCCTTTGCGCTTTTGCTGGCCAAGGCCTACATGGAAAAATATGAAGATGCTATTGTATTGTTTTATGATTCTGAGTTTGGTAGTCCTCAGTCTTATTTTGATAGTTTCGGGATTGATACCAATCGAGTACTTCACACCCCCATTACCGACATTGAGCAGCTGAAGCATGACAGCATGCAGCAGCTCAACAACCTGGAACGCGGCGACCATGTCATAGTCATTGTTGACAGCGTGGGTAACCTGGCCAGCAAAAAAGAAGTCGAGGACGCACTGGAAGGCAAGAGCGTGGCTGACATGACCCGCGCCAAGCAGCTCAAGAGTCTGTTCCGCATGGTTACTCCACATCTAACCATCAAAGACATTCCCATGGTGGTGGTAAATCATACCTACAAGGAAGTTGGATTATTCCCCAAAGATATTGTGTCTGGTGGTACAGGTATCTACTATTCGGCCGACAATATCTACATCATTGGCCGTCAGCAGGAAAAAGACGGTCAGGAGCTGGTGGGCTACAATTTTATCATCAACGTGGAGAAAAGCCGTCATGTCCGAGAGAAAAGTCGCATACCTGTTGAAGTCACCTTTGAAGGAGGAATCAGCAAATGGAGTGGATTACTCGCAGTCGCCATGGAAGCAGGGTTCGTTGTTAAACCCAGCAATGGCTGGTACAGCCGCAAAGGCGAAGAACAAAAATACCGTATCAAGGATACTTACACCAAAGACTTCTGGTTACCCATACTGAGTAGCAAGGAATTTCGTGATTACATTGAAACAAATTATCGCATCAGTTCGTCGGGCCTGGGACAGGATCTGGCCATGGACGCTATCGAAGAAGAATACGAAGCCACCAGTACCTAAATGGCGGGCAGTCTATCAGGAAGAGTTTGACGACTACAACATCCTGATTGAAGACGGACCCTGGGCCGGTCTGGTGATACGTTTTTTGCGTCTGGGGTTCATACCCGACGCCGGCGATGGCCTGACTGTAAAATTTGAATATGACATCATCAATGCTGGGGCAGGTCCTGGAATGGCGCCCATGGACTTGACATCTGCCGAGCTTCAGGCTACAATAATCGAGGTACTAAAACAGTATCTGAATCTAGGAGATGAGGTTGGATAAAATCGAGCATACCGTACTAAGAAACCTGGTGCACAATGAAGCCTACATGCGCCAGGTTTTTCCTTTTATCAAGGCCGAATATTTCGGTGAGGCCGCCGAGCGCGCAGTATTTGAAAGCATACGCAGTTTTATTACTGACTATAACGCCTGTCCCACGCAGGAAGCACTGGAGATTGCTCTGCAGCGCAGCAACCTCAAGGAAGAAAACTATCGCCAGGCCGCCGAGGTTATAACTGGCCTGACTGCCGAGCCTGCGCGCCCTGAGTGGTTGTTGAACGAAACCGAACGTTGGTGCAAGGACCGAGCAATCTACAATGCCATTCTTAAGAGCATTGAAATCATCGACGGCCGCGACAAAAATCTCAGCGCCGATGCTCTGCCCAGTTTGTTGCAGGATGCCCTGGGTGTGGCCTTTGACAACAGTGTGGGTCATGACTACCTGCAGGACTTTGCCAATCGCTATGACTTCTATCACAGAGTAGAAAGTCGCATGGCCTTTGACCTGGAGATGTTCAATAAAATTACCAACGGTGGTTTGCCCAACAAGACTCTGAATGTGGCTCTGGCTGGCACTGGTGTTGGCAAGAGTTTGTTCATGTGTCATGTGGCCGCGGCCAGTTTAAGCATGGGCCGCAATGTATTATACATTACCATGGAGATGGCTGAAGAAAGAATCGCTGAACGCATCGATGCCAATCTGATGAACCTGCCCATGGATCAGCTGCATGACCTGCCCAGGACGATGTATGACAATCGCATACAGCGCATCAAGGATAAGACCGAGGGACGGTTAATCATCAAGGAATATCCCACTGCCAGCGCACACAGCAATCACTTCAAGGCTCTGTTGAATGAACTAGAACTCAAGCAGAAGTTCCATCCCGACATCATCATGATTGACTATCTGAACATCTGTGCCAGCAGCAGATTCAAGAATGCCCAGGCAGCCAACAGCTACATGTACATCAAGGCCATTGCCGAAGAACTGCGCGGTCTGGCCGTGGAGTATGATGTGCCTATACTGACAGCCACACAGACGACCCGAGGCGGCTATGCCAACACCGATGTTGAGCTTACCGATACTTCGGAAAGCTTTGGATTGCCAGCCACGGCTGATTTGATGTTTGCTCTGATCAGCACCGAAGAGCTCGAAGCCCTGAATCAGCTGCTGGTCAAACAGCTCAAGAATCGCTACAACGATCCCACTATGAATCGTAAGTTTGTCGTGGGCATAGATCGAGCCCGCATGAAACTCTATGATGTTGAAGCCCGTGCGCAGCGCGATCTCATCGATAGTGGGCAAAATGATGCCGAGGATTATGGTATTGTAAACAAGAAATTGACCAGAGATTTCAGTTCCATTAAAATATAAATACCTGAAAACCCCACGACTAAGGAGGATGCTGTGTATCAGGCTAGAGCAATACTGGATACCCTGGATTCAATTCGACCTAAAATCATGGGGAGTCACACCAAACAAGAAATAATCACTGCTTTGAATCGAGCTTTCAAACCCTTTGATGCCTATGTCACCATAGACAATAGCAATACATTCAAGAATAAAAGCTACAGCATGCAGGGCTGGTTTGATCCCAATGCCCGGGGTCGCAGCATAGAAATCCGAATCAATCTCAACAAGGGCAAACGCAATCTCAGAGTCAAAACCGACAAGGATTGGCAACGGTTCCGTTTTTTGATCAGCGAATTCATGCAGCATGAACTCATTCATCAGCATCAGTGGCAGTACCGTGAGCCCGAGTGGGCCTATGATCAGTATAATTTTCATGACCGCGGACGCAATGCCCGCCAGCGTGAACAGCTGTATCTGGGCGACAAAGACGAGATACATGCCTATGCCCATGACATAGCCCATGAGATCCGTTATTATTATCCTGACGAAGATCCATATCGGGTATTACAGGATGTGTCCAACCGTACACGTAAAATAAAATCCTACGGTTATTACAAAAGCGCCTTTCGTGGATGTGATTGGTCAGCAGTGCACCATCGTCTGATCAAACATGCCTATAAATGGATACCACACATAGTAACCTAGGAATTAAAATGAATGAAGCCATGTTTTCATTATGGGACGTCATCAGCATACTGGGATATCCTCTGGTAGGTTGGCTCAGCTACAAGGCAGGGTTCATGGCTGGCATAGAGCATGCCGTGGCCTCGTTGCATGAAAAAGGTCTGATCGAGCTGGACGAGGAAGAAGAAGAATCATGATCATGGCCTTTGATGTCGATGGAACTCTGACACCCAGCAGAGCCAGCATGGATGCAGACTTTCATGCCTGGTGGATCAGCAACATGAGCCTGCGTCGTTACATTCTGGTCACGGGATCAGACTATGTCAAGACGTTGGAGCAGGTTGGCGAAAAGGTACTGCTGCTGGCCGAGCGTGTTTTTTGCTGTGCTGGCAACAGTGTCTGGCGGCATGGCAAGGAAGTACATCGCAATCAATGGCAACCCGAACCTGCGCTGCGCAAGACGCTGGATTGGCTGGAAGGTACCAGTGCCTATCCTGAACGATGTGGCAATCACATCGAAGAGCGGCCAGGCATGATAAACTTCAGCACCATAGGTCGTAATTGCAGCAGAGAACAACGAGCCAACTATCATGCCTGGGATCAGCAGCATGGAGAACGATGCAATATAGCTGCTAAAATCACACACATGTTTCCCGAACTCAGTTGCCAGATTGGCGGTGAGATCAGTGTAGACATCTATCCTCGTGGCAATGACAAGAGTCAGGTACGACGTTGGTATCCCGACGAAGAGATGGTGTTCTTTGGCGATGGCATGCTACCAGGACAGAATGACTGGGCACTGGCCGAGGTGCTGACACCACCCAGCCGTTGCTATGCAGTACAATCCTGGACTGATACATATCGTTATTTACAGGAGATAGTAAAATGAATCCCGATCTAGAACGTCTGTGCTGGGACTACATCAACAGCAACATGTTTACTGGCATTGCCATGGACGAAGCAACCTTTCGCAACCGCGCCTGGACCGAAGTTCATGAAGTAGGTCCTGATCTGCAGGGCAATGTCTATCTGGTGGGCATACACGGCAACGACGGCTGTCGTGGCTATTGGGACCCGCAACGTCAGCTGGGAGCTGTCAGCCCAGGGCTATAATCTTCAATGAAATCAATGACTTAGCAGGGGCTTGACAAAACGGTGGTTTTTTGCTATAATAGAGGTTCAATAGTAAATAAGGAACCTAAATGTCTAAAGCCAAAACTGTGTCTGTCAAATTAACACCAACTCAAATCGACTACCTTCGAGGTGTTATATATGAATACTATAATACTCAGAATGCCTCCTATTTAGACAATCAGGAAAAAGAACTCCACAGCCAATTAGAATCTATTCTTGCTGCTGCTGAGGATAAGGCTTATGCCTAAATAACCAATACCCGATCATTTTGGTCGGGTATTTCTTTGGGTGCTTGACAGCAAACCAAAATGGTGTCATAATAGAGTTACATTGATGATGAGGAGAGTGAAATGAAGAACCTAGCCAAGTATGTGGAACAGAAGAATGCCTGGGTTGCCATCTTCGGCAAGCCTGGCCTGGATCTCAACAATGCAGCTGACCGTCGCCGTATTGCCCAGAGCATTGACAGCGATCTCAGTCCCGAGCACCTGACCTGCGACGGCGAGCTTAGTGCCAGCCAGGTCAATGCACGCTATCGTGCACTCACAGCCGCGGCTCGTGAGCTCATTGCTCTGGACCCCAGCACTGCCCAATACATGTACGAATTTAACTGAGGAGAAACAACATGATGCCAGCCGGACGTTATTACATTGGTGATCTCTGCTATGTCATGAACGATGTAGAGTGGGATGAATTCTGCGGCATCACCATTCAGCAGAATGAATGTGTTGATGGTGAGTTTCAGTTCAAAGATGGTCGTCGCTTTGCCACCTATGGCACCAAGTGGGGTGATGGAGAGTATCGCGACCAGCAGGGTCGCCGCTACAGCGTGGATGCGGGTCTGATTGGTTGCATTCGCGTAGAAGACATTCGCGCCAACAAGTATGGTGACATTGAGAGTCTGGGCAGCATTGTTGAGTTTCAGGCCGACTTCTTTACCGCTGGTGGCCGCCGTGACGACGGCGTGATAAAATTCGGGGATCTGGTGGCCATTGACACCGACCCAGAGGAGTGTTTCGATGAAGAAGACTATGAAGAAAGTGAATACTAAACCACGCGATCCCATTGCCAGGGATCTGCTGACGCCCAAGTATCGTCAGCGCGTGGAGATCAACCGCAAACGTGCCCAGAAAACAGGCAGCTCTAAGTCATTGATTTCATTGGAGTTTTTTCTTCAATGAAATCAATGGGTTAGCGCCAGAAAAAAGTGCTTGACGAAACGGTGAAATGGTGCTATAATAGTGGTACGTTAAATGAGAAAGGAACCCGAAATGTCTAAGCTCACACACTATACCATAGAAATCTATAAAGCCGACCGTCGCATCAAGAAGGATGCTCGCTATGGCAAAGATAAGAAGGGTCTGCGTTTCGTCGACGTCATAGACTTTGCGCCCAGCACTCGGGACTACATCAGCACCGTGGTTCAGCGCTATCAGAACGACGGCTACTTTGCCCAGGTCTTCGAGACCTATGTCGTCAAGAAGAACCTGCTCAGCGGTCAAGAGTTTGCCGAGCGCTACGACACTCCGTACTTCTGCAGCCCCAGTTCAGAGACATACTGGAGTGCTTGACAAAATGGTGCAAGTGTGCTATAATGGTGGTACGTTGAATGAGAAAGGATAGAAGATGATTACCCAAGACACAGAATTTCGCCCAGCTGGAGAGTTTGCCCGAGGTGCAGCAATCAATGCCATCTACCGGGACCGAGAGAATCGTCTGGCCTACACTCCCCGTGAGCAGGCTCGTGCTGAGACAGTTCGAGATCTGGTAGGCATTGCTTTCCCCACGTCAGAGTGCTTCATCAACTATAGAAAGAAGTTCATTGCTGTGAAGATCAGCAAGCCAGGCAAGGCCAGAATGATCACCAGCCAGGCTCAGATGTTCGAGGCAGTCATGGATGACTACCGAGCCAAGAAGGTGGTAACCGAGACCAGCATCGTGTATCGTATTCCCAAGGAGGTGTTGTAATGTTGGTATATTGTGATTTTATTGCGGATCGTATCCGCCGTGGTCTGATCAACAGCATGAATGATGCTCTGGAGCCAGTGCGGCTGCAGGATGTTGGTCGGGTAAACTATGACCTGGGCCCAGCTGGTGAGTTCGCCAGCACTGCCAAGACACTGTTTGTGGTGGATGGCAATGGTCGTCGCTATCAGATAACTGTCAAGGAAGCCTGATGGAGCAGGTTGCGATCTTCGTAGAAGAGATCCAGGGACAGCTGTTCGCCTGGCGTAGTCGGGACAGCAAGTTCCTGGGTCAGGGCAGCACAGTCGATGGTCTGTTTGAACGTCTGGCCCAGGATGCTCAGGGCGATATAATGTTTCATGTAGAAAAAGATCGTGGCGGCGAAGTTCTGGCGCAGCGCATTGTTCGAGAAAAAGGAGAGTTGTCATGGGACGAGTAAAAGAACAGTTTATGAATTTGCGAAGTGTGCGAGATCATCTAGACATCTTTTCTAGCGATGAACTCAGCGCACTGGCACACCAGATTAGCATCGAATTGATGGAGCGCGATGCTGAACTGCAGGCACGCATCGAAATGGCCGAGCGGGAAGCCGCTTTCCAAAACGGTGAATTGAGTGCTTGACAGAATCATTCAAAGGCTCTATAATAGAAGTTGTAGTATATTTTCACACATCACACACAAGGAGTTGATATGACCAAGTTCGTAACCGGTGGCGTTAGCCAAAATAGCAAGGGCACTTGGAAGGTGCGTTACAGCACCCTGAGTGTCGAGGAAACTCTGGTACGCCAGATCAAGGCTGGTAATGAGAACAACGAATATGTTGAGTTGCCCAAGCCCATGGATCGGGATGAGTTGCCTAAATACCTGTTGACACTGGATGTGTTCAAGAACCGACCTGAGTTCAAGGCCGTGCTTGAGGCAACCATTGCCAAGAAGGCACCCAAGGCACCTAAGTCCAAGCCTGTGAAGGCGGCCAAGACCAAGATTACCAGCAAGCCTGTGAAGGCTGGCTCCGCTGAGCTCGATGAGCGTATTAAAGAGCTTGCAGCATAACTACCTGGTGCAATGCCGGGCCAGACTCGCAGTTAGCCGCCTGTGAGTCTGGATTTTTATTGCGGCGTTTTATGGAGAAATTGATAATGACTCAACATGAGCGTATCATGAAAGTGCTAGAATCTGGTAACCGTTTTACTGCGGGCCAGCTTGCAGGACTAGTTAACACGACACAACCCAGCGTACGTGCTCGCATCAGCGAACTGCGTCGTGAAGGCAATGCTGTGTACAGCTATACTCGCAAGAGCGATGGCAAGACCTTCTATCGTCTGGGTCGCCCCAGCCGTAAGATGGTGGCAGCTGCCTATGCTGTATTTGGTAGTGAAGCATTCGCTAACTAAGCACCCTGAAGCGGTTGTGCCACGTTATACAACATAACCTATGCGGCAACGCCGGAACCGTAACCGGCACCCAATTCAAGGAGAGTGTGCATGCGTAATCGTTATTGGAGCTGTAGTAAATTTGCCGACTGGTTACGCGGCACACCCAAGCCTACGGCTGAAACCAGCAAGGGCTGGAGAGTGTGGAACGACCTGGCTAGGAAGACGCATCCAGTGCGTTACTGGATTGCCGAAGAAGGGCTGGATAAACTTCAGAACTTCATCTACTGGCCCACAGACCAGCTCTACAGCATTAAATACTACATCAATAATCGCTGGGTTACCAGAACCCACGCCCTGACTGCTCATCCCCGAGACATTAAACCTGGAGCCTGGCAGGATGTTGGTTATCGCTTCCTGCCCTGTTTGTTCAACGAGTTGCAGGACTTTGTCGAGGTCGAACTGGCCTGGTGGCACATAGTCTGGGACGACGAAGCCAAACGAAAGTATCGTGCACCATTCTATGCCCGAGGCTGGTGGCGCTGGCGTGTCTGGCGTTGTGCCCAGGCTGGCATAGATAATCTAACCTGGCAAATGAGTCTGACCAACAAGGAATGGTGCGGCCCAGACCATCCAGACTATGACAAGCCCACGCCGCAGGCTGAACGGGCCAAGGAAGTTCTGGAGCTGTATCGTTGGTGGACTGAAGTTTATAGAAACCGTCCTGACCCGCATGACGCCAGCGGCTGGAGTGAACTCTGTGATGCACGACGTCGCAGTGGTCGTGACTTCTTCGATCTGGACGACGAAGACGAAGAAGAACATCGACTACGGCACGCTGCACTTGACAAGTGCCATGCATTGGAATTACAATACGAGGAAGAAGACACAGCCATGATGATACGGCTCATCAAAGTTCGTGGAGCTCTGTGGACATGAAGGATTCAGATTTTCGTCGTTGGTGTCACCAGCTGTGGCTACGTAACTGCGATGAACGCTACGACCATGACATGCAACAACTGAGCGAGCGACATTATTTTGAGCAGTATCGTTGGTGGCTCAAACGTGAATTTCAATATCAAATGAAAAGGAAACGTCGTGAAGATAGTAATCAATGATTGTTATGGTGGATTTGGACTCAGCGAAACAGCCATGCGCCGCTATTGTGAGCTCATGGGCCTTGAACTGGTAGTAGAGACCGATCCCGACTATACTGAATTTCAGAACTTCTATGTTGGTTCCAAACATCCCGACAACCTGATCAATGAGCGCGAATTTGGTCGAGCCGATCCCATGCTGGTTCAGGTTGTAGAAGAACTGGGCGAACAGTGCAATACCCGCACCAGTGAACTCAAGATTGTAGAAATTCCCGACGATGTTGAATGGGAAGTCGCCGAGTATGATGGCATTGAATGGGTTGCTGAAAAGCACCGTACCTGGAGATAAAATGCTTGACTTTATTCGTAAAATCAATTATCATTTCTGGCGTCCGTGCCTGAATATGTTTGATGTTTTGGCCATCATTACCATCAGCAACCTGGTGATGAATTTCAGCATCTGGTGGTTCCTGGCCTACATCGTCATCATTCCAGTGAGTGTGCGTTTCCAACTTTTTACCGAAAGATATAGCAATGAAAATAGCAGTAACCAGCGACGTACATCTTGAGTTTGGACCGCTGACCCTCACCAATGATCTGGGCGCCGATGTTCTGGTGCTGAGCGGCGACATCTGTGTAGCCGCAGACCTGCGCCAGCCCGATCCCTATGAGATCATGAACACTAAACACAGTGATAGGTTCACTGACTTGTTGCGCAGTGCCAGCGACAACTTCAAGCATGTCGTGCTGATCATGGGCAACCACGAACACTATCATGGCGACTTCGCCAAGAGTGCCGATACCATACGTAGCTGGGTCAAGCCTTATGCCAATGTACATTTCCTGGACAAGGAGTACGTGGATCTAGACGGTGTA